AAGGTGTGCGTGCGGCTGCTCTGCGTTGGGTTTGGCCCCATGACAGCCCGCTTTGCGTTGCAGGCAGCAAGTTCTTCGTCCGTAGGCTCGTCCGATATTGTTGCGTCAGGGTACTCGGCCCGCATATCCTCAAGGTAATACGGGTATTTCGCCAGAGCGCCGTCTATGATTTTAGCGTACATAATCCAACCTTATGAAAGGAATGAGTTGTCGAGGAGGGTTTGCATCGTTGCGTTGCTTACGAGCATTTCAACCCTAAACTTACCGTTTGTTGTGTTTTCCGCGTAGGAAACGTTGAAATCAATAAAATTAGTAAAGGTAGAAGTGAAGCTGTTGTTTATGCTAAAATACATTGAAGTAACAGTTGGGTAAACAGTCGTACCAGTGGTGTTTGACCCGAACTCTAAAATGTAAGTTGATCCAGATTTGCTAACAACAATTCCTGCTACACCAGAATTGTTATTGAAACTACCGTAATCACTTGTGCTGAGGTATATGGCGGGGTTGGTAGACGAATAGGCGCTTGAAGCGTCAAGTGGTGCGAGGCTTGGGCTTGTTATTGCCGCTGCGCTGTCGGAGAAAATCGTCTGCAAGGCCGCATTGTATACCGACAACCCGTAGCAAGATACAATGTCATCGTACACATAAAACGCAAACGGGGAGCTGGTAAAATCCATAGGAGATGAGTATGACGTAAACGTACTAGTGCTGTCAGTGATACCCAAGAAGGTAAGACTTGCGGAGTAAATTAAACTCCCGCTGAAAGTACTCTTGAAAAAGAAAGCCCCGTAGTTTGATGGGCTTGTTGCTGATCCAATCAAAGGCGCGGATCGGGTCGAACTTGGGGCGTCGTTGTAAAATCCTCCTGATGACACCGTGCTTACGTTCAGCACACTGATCGTCGGTCCACCGCCGCCGCCAGATGCAGCGATAGTGATACCGCCTGAACTGTTCGTGATTGTGACGTTGGCCCCTGCCGTCAGGTTGGCTACGCTGTAGCCGCTGCCGTTACCAATCAGAAGCTGGCCGTTTGAAGGCGATGTGGTTGTGCCAGTGCCGCCGTTTCCGGTGTTCAGAGTACCGGAAAGCGTAATAGCCCCAGTGTTCGTCCCGCTTGGGGACAAGCCCGTGCTACCCGCATCAAACGAGGTAACGCCACTGAAGACAGGCGGGGTGTTCCAATACGGCGTGGCTCCGGGGCCGTTCGCTGTTAGGATATAGCCAGCCGTGCCAGTCGGGAGGCGAATGTTGTTTGCGCCACTGTAGGTAATCAAGTCACCTACATCTGTTAAAGGGGATAGTGCGTCAAATCCCTGAGCCTTAGTTACCTGTCCTGTGCCGCCGTCACTAATTGCTACTGGGCCGGTGATTGAGACAGCCTGCCACGATGCCGTGGAGCCGTTCGATGTCAGGACGTAACCGTTCGTGCCAATCCCAAGGCGCGTATTACTGTTCGATCCGTTGCCGATGATTAGGTCGCCAGTGGTTGTGACTGGAGATAGCGCGTTGAACGCCGCAGCTTTGGTCGTCTGGCCTGTGCCGCCGGATGCGAGTGGCAAAGTGCCGGTTGTCAGCGCGCTGGTTGATGTCGCGTATACCGCGCCGCCGGAAGTGAACGAAGTCAGGTTTGTACCGCCCGAAGCCGTTGGCAAAACCCCAGTAGTCAGCGCACTGGTCGATGTCGCGTATACTGCGCCACCGGAGGTAAACGATGCAAGACCCGTGCCGCCACGGTTCGTTGCAACAGTGACGCCGTTCCATGTGGCGCTCGTGATCGAGCCGGGATAATCAAAAGTGTTGGTTGACCAAGCCACGTTAGACGGGGATAAGTCGTGTCGATCCCATGTGCCAGCCGCAGTGCCGTTCGTCAGCAGAGTAACTACCACGAGGCCGCCGGATGGCACCGAAACAATAAGCGTGCCTGAGTTATTGTTGACCGTGATTGCGCCGCTGGACTGATTGTTGTTAAACTGGAAAGCGGTGCCGACTGTCAGCGTGGTTGCGTCAGGCAACTGAATAACTTGGCCGCCAGAGCCTGTGACAATGTTATTAAAGGGCGATGTAACCGTAAGCGTTACCGGCGTGGCGGACGCGGCAGTTACAGTCGTGCGGCTATACAGGTTGGCAACACTGGCCGCAGTCAACTGGAAGTTGGCCGCGCCGCGCGCGATGGGGATTGCGTCAGTGCTTTGCGCTGGATTGCCCGCTGTAAGGGCACTGATTTTAGTATTGGGCATTGACTACTCCAACAAAATGTATGAGCCATCTTCTAACAGAAGATACGACCCGTCTTCAAGCAATAAGGACGACGGGATCACCGGAGGTGTACTTCCGCCGAAACCCGCCACTAAACCAGAGGCACCGCTCCACAGACCTGATACGGCCTTGTACAGTCCAGTGCCAAGGCTTAACCCAGAAGCGCCATCGAAGAGGCCGCTCGCCACAATTAAGCCCTGTTATCGCCAGACTGAAGAACGGTGAAACGGACAGAGCCGGTGCCGCTGTTCAACACGATACGCGTAGCAGACGGCACATAGGCGTAGTTGCCTTGGCGGTTTACGGTCTGCGTGACCATGTTGGTGTCAGGGTGGTCGAAGTACGTCGGTGTAATCGAAGGATCGAACACATTGTCAACGGTCTGCTGAACTGTCCAGTTCGCGGTGCCGGTTACGACAACCTGAAGCGAAATGTCGGGACGGCCATGAATATCTAGCGGCAACGGCTGGGAAGTCTTGGCTCCCGCGCTGGCATCGCTTAATGTTACAACAATCTGGCGCATACTTTGTTCCTTGATAATCAGGGGCCACCCGAAGGCGACCCCCTCATATAACATAAGACTAATGCTTAGTCATCAGCCGTTGTTTGCACGTACAGCATGGTCACACGGACCTGACCAGCGGTTGGCTGGCCTACTGAAGTGACAGTTGCAACAACTGCGCGGTTCGTGCCGACATCATCCATCGCAGCAAGCTGCGCAGCGCTGAAGCCATTCGGGCGGCGAGCCGCCGTCTTGACGCTTACGCCGCTCAGATACTGGGTGCCGCCAGAAGCGGTACCAGCCGAAAGCGTCGCGGACGTTGCGCTGTCGTAAGCCGTGAGTACGTCAACGAAGAAATCAACAATCTGCGAAGACGCAGGGATGTTGAACGTCGCGTTCTGTACCAGTGTGGCGTCGAAGTTAATCAACACGGTTTGGCTGAGAGTGACGAGGCCGATGTTCGGTCCGCCGCTTTCGCCTGCGTTGCGGTCGCCAGAGGCGAGTGGTCCGCTCCAAGTAGTTTGTGACATTTAGTTTCTCCTTCAGAGAAGGGAGGGGGGACCGAAGTCCCCCAACCCAATTAGATGCCAGCCGTACCGTATACGCCGCGTGGATCGGTCCAACCGAACGCATAACGCTCGGTGGCCTTGTAGCGCATGCTGTCGGTTTCGAAGTCGCCTTCCATGCTCTTCTCAAGACCACGACGCATCGCGAGCTTGAGACCCTCTGGCGCGTCAGTCTGTACCCACCATGCAGTGGTCGAGGTGATACGCGAAAGGTTAGCCTGTCCGTCGCTGAGTAATCCTAAACTTTGGACAGGGTTGACGTCATTATTTGCAGTGCCTGCACGCAATACTGACTTCAACAATACTTCAGCTTGGAACACGTTCGATGGACCGGAAACGATCTTCTTTGGTGTCAAACGAATACGCTTGCCGTTGTTGTCTACGGCGTTGCGGATTTGGATGAGGATTTGTTCCAAAGAAGTCTGCGACAAGTTGGCTGCGGTCGTAAGCTGGTTCGAGAACGTACCAGTTGCGATTGGGTGAGCCGTGTTGACCAACGATACGCCGTCGCCGCCTGCATACGCGCTGTTGAAGGCACGGTTCAGGATGTTGGCACCAAGGGTTTCCTTGGTTTCGATCAGCGACTGTGCAAGGTGACGAGCATAGGTCTGACCGATACGGATGTGGTCGCCATCTTCCACCAGAACCTTTGTCAATGCAAAAGCGAGGCCGTAGACGCGATACACGTAGCGCTGGATGAACAACACGCCGCCGGATTGATACGTGACAGGCATGCCGTCTGGCAATTCTGGCGCGGCACCAAAGCCGAACAGGACAGGCTCTTCGTGGTAGTTACGGGGAATACCCTTAAACTCTTTGAAGACCTGCGCCCACTCGTCAGCGCGTTGATCGTAGATGCCGTTGAACTCTTCGTTAAGAATTGGTTCAACGATTGACCGGAAGTCGGTACTTCTCATTGGGGTAGCCATTTTTCAAGCCCTCCTTAGTACGCGGCGCGATCAGCGACGTTCTGATGCTCAGATACCTGAACTTGAACAATCGTGAAGTTATCGCCGAAATCGTTGTCTGGTGCTGGCGACAGGCCGATGATACGCATTTGCGCATTACCACTGTCGGTCAGCGTGGCGGTGTCAAGCATCATGGCCGAGAGACCTGTGGTGATTGAGCCGGTTCCGATGGTAGTGAAGTCAGCTTGCTTGCCGATGTCAGTCACTGCGATCGAACCATTTGCCTGAATTTCATAGACAATGGAGGGGTCGAGTGTGACGTAAGCAACGATTTCAGTAGCCGCAGTAGATGCGACCCACTTGTTGCTGACGCGACGACGGCTGTCGGCGTCGGTGAACTCAACACCTTGGAACGTACCGATGTAACGGTCGCCGACTGCGGCCGCTTGGATGGTTCCGTTGGTGCCGATTTTCACCGGCTGGCTTTGTAGTATATTAGCGGCGTAGCCCGTCAAAATCGAGTAAGCGGTAGGACGAAGCGCACCACTTGGCGAAAATGCAGGACGAAGGCCGAACGGTTGAGAAACAGTACTCATGTCCATTTACCTTTTGTTAATTGGGTGGACCCGTGCTTAGTCGAAGAGACCAATACGCGGGTTGTTGTCACGCATTTCCATCAATCCATCGCCTTCGAACAGCGTGCTGCCAGAACCTTCAGCCTGTCGCCGCATGATTTCTGCGGTCTCAGTCAGTTTGTTCTCCTCACGTAACGGAGCATCGTGGTGAGCTTCCTGCATAAACCTTTGATACAAGGTTTCGGGCAGCTTAAACGCGATCATCTCGTTGACACCAATCAATCCGGCCCATTCGCCCGTCTTGACTGAGGCGAACTCCATGCCCGGTACATCTGATGCCTTAATCGGCTCGTAACCGAGCTGAATGCGGCGATGTATCGGATCACGCGGGTTCGTCGTCGTGAGCCAGCACACGTGAAATCCGGGCATTTCCGGTAGATCAGGTAGTGCGTCATTAAATAACTGTGCCCGGAACATTTCGAGCCGGTCGTCTTCAGTCACTTCGCGATTTTCGGTGACCTGTCGGTCTCCCATTTCGCGTGACTGCCGTCCTACACCGAGTTCCTTCTTCAAACGCTCATCAGTATTACTTGTCATGTTGTCTCACTCCGTTGTTTCAGCGAGCCGAACTTTTGTCGTAAGCCTGATAAGCCTTGAGCATTTGGTTGCGACGTGGAACGTCATCCCAAATGCCTGCGTCTATCATAGCCTGTTTTCGTTCGGGTGTCACATAGATTTCTCGTTTTGTTGAAACGGGCGCGTGCTCACGCGTCGTTCCAGTCGGGGGTGCCCTGCGTTTGCTAGGACTTGAGCGGGTTTCCGCCTCGTCGTCGCCGATGCGTGAGGCCACGCGGCGGGTCAGTTCGTGCCAGTAGTCGGCGTCCTTGGGGTTGTAACCCTCGGCGGCGAGCTGGTTGTCGATGACCTTCGTGATGGCGCTGTCCTCGTCACGGCCGCTAGGGTCGTACCATGGGTTCGCGTTCATCCATTCCTTGGCGTAATTTACTACGCGTGGGTCAGGGCCGGGGTTGGCGTGCTGCTGGCGGACTTGCTCCACCTGCTGCTTCTGTTGCCACAGTTGCTGCGCCTCGTACTGCGCTTCGTCACGCAGACGCATCGCCGTTGCCACGTCGTCACCGTTACCGGCCTCGACTGCACGTGCGATGATGCTCTCGGCCTGCTTCACGTCGGCCTGAGCCTGCGCAATGCGTTGGTCGATGGCGTTTACATTGCTGGCAAGTGTGTTGCCCTCAATGGCAGAGACGCGACGCAGTAGCGTGTCGTTCTGCGCACGCAGTTCGGCAAGCTCCCGATCGGCGTGTTCCTTGGCGCGTCGCTGCCGCTCGCGCTGCTTCGTGCGCTTGGCGCGGCTACGGCTAACGATTTCGTCGTCACTTTCGTCTTCGCTGTCGCCAAGCCGCTCGTCACTTTCGTCCTCGTCGTCATCGCTGTCGTCGTCTTGTACAGGTTCCTGTACAGGTTCTTCGCCCTCGATGATTTCGAACTCGTCGTCACCATCGTTTTCTGTCAGTTGGTTGTCAGCCATATCTATGCTCCTAGAGGAATGCCTTGACGGCAAGCGGGTCACCAGTGACCTTGCCCACCAAATCAAGATCGTTGAAGATTACGACGATGGCCTCTTCTCCATCATCGGTCTTTACCGACCAACGGTCACCGCCGTAGCGGGGCACGCGAACGAAGTCGCCGACTTCGCACCACGACCCTTCGGGCCAATGTTCCATTGTGTTGCGGTTCTTGAACGCGAGGCTGCCGATGTCGATGACCTTGGCGACCTGCGTGTTGTAGTGCTCCGTCTCGCGGACTTCAGTCGTGATGATGATGCCGCCCTTTGTCTTCGACATCGGCGTCCGTATCTGGCACAGGACGCGCGAGCCGAACGGCTTCACGCCTGCGTCGCAGGGTGGGAATGCTTCATCAATTCCATCGTAACTAAATTCGACGCTGTTTCCATTTATCTGCATATGTGCTCCTAAAATTCACGTTTGTCGTCCTCCGCCACCGTGTTGATCAGGATTTCCTTGGCCCGCTGCAATCCAGCGTAGATGCCAACGACACGTCCATAATCGAACTCGGTTTTGCCAGACGGCCTCTCCATCGCCTCAACAGCCATTGCTGACTGTTCTGTCTCAAGGCGTTGGAGGAGGGTTTCTATTCTCATGCTGGTGTCTTGGGTGACTTACCAACAGGAGGCATGATGCCCATTGCCATTTTCTTGTGCATGGGCATGAACTTGTCGCTGGCCTTCGGGCTGGTGCCCTTCGGTGTCGCGGTCTTTGCATTGTCGGCCATATGGGTTTCCTTATGGTTGTGGGTTTATCCCAGTGCCGGTTGACACTGCGATGCGTTCGCCAGACATGATCTCGGCCTGCGCAAGCTGCATGGCCGTCTGGTTGTCTTGCTGGTTCATGGTCATGCGGGCGTTGAGTTCGGCCGACGTGCGGGCGTCCTCGCGATCCTGCTTCATCTGCTCAAGCTGCTGGTCGATCTGGAGCTTCTGCATCTCAAGCTGCATTTCGGCCTGCGTCTTCATCGCGTCGGCCTGCATCTTCTGGCCCTCGATCTGCATGGCAGTCTGGTCCTTCTGGGCCTGCATCTGCATCTTCTGACCGTCGATCTGCATCTGCGCCTGATCGCGTTGCTGCTGCGCCTGAAGTTTCTGGCCCTCGATGGCGACGCGCGGGTCTTGCGGCGGCTGCGGTGCAAGCTGCTGCATCATCTGCATGGCCTGCGCAATGACCGGCGGCAGCGATGCGAACACCTCAGTCGCGTCGGCGACCACAGTCTGCGACGCCTCGGCCAACATGCGATCGAACGCACGGCGTGCCTCGTCGTCCTTGAGGTTCTTCATATCCTCGGCGATGTCGATGCCCGACGTGTCTTCGGCCAGCTCAAGCACGGTTGACGCGTACCACAAAGCCAAATGCTCCTTGATGTGGCCGAGTATCACCGGCAGGTAGGCTGGCGCAATCAGTTGGCTTCCGCCAAGCGCTGGGTTCGTCATGTACGCCAAGTGCGTCTTGAGGTGGGCGATGTGATCCTGCTCAGGGAAGGCGACGATTGGTCGGCCCATTGTGGCCGCGACGTTCTCGTTGACCGCGTTCTGCTGCTTCGGCTCCAGTGGCGGAACCAACAGTTCCTTCGGGTTCGGGACGCGCATCGTCTCAAGCAGCCGCTCCTCGACCTTGCGCTGGTTGTACAGTTGCGGCATGGCGGCGGCGCGCTGCGCCACGGCCTGCACCTGCGCAAAGCGCTGGCTCTCGCTGAAGATCGCGGGGTCGGACACAGGCACGACGTCCATCGGGCCTTCAAAGTCTGCGCGGGTGGCCAGCACCTCGCCGACCTCCTGCTTCACGTCCGCGTCGTCCAGATACATCGCGTTGAGGCGGTGCAAGATGCGCAGCATGCGTGCCATCGAACTGTGCAGGCGGGCGTGGATTGACGAGAACACGACCATGCCCTCTTGGATCAATGCAAGCGTCGTGCCAACCGGCGCGTTCGGGTTCTGGTCGGCAAGGTTGTCCATCGACGTGCGGACAACGCCCTTGCCTGCATCGACCACGAAGCCGAGCAGTTGGAACAAAGTCGGCGACGGCGGGTTGAACGGTATCGGCATGGCCAACTTGCGGACGTCGTCCACGTTGAGGCCGCCCTCGATCTCTTCGACCTGCGTCGGCTGGATGTTCAGCGACTGGCCGCCACGTGTGCCGCCCTTCAGCTTGAGCATCGTCGGCACGTTCTGGATGTGCGCGCTGTCCATCAATGCGCGCAGCGCGCCGGTCGCGGCGGCGCTCAGGCCACCAATCATGTGCGGCAGGCCAATCGGGTAGGCACCGCGCCACGGAATGAACGGGAACTCAACGAACCAGTCAAGCGGCTCGCGGCTCTCGTCCTCTTCATCCCAGTTGCGGTAAATCGCAAGCACCTTGCTCGACGGCTTGTCGATCGTGATGATGTACGGCGCGTTGCCGTCACCCTCGACGTCGGCGATGACGTGGCACTCGAACACGGTGCGCAGGCCATCTTCGTTGTAGCTGGTGTCTGACCGGCCCTCGATCTTATCGTTCGCCACGTCGGCCACCGAGCGCTCAGGCTCAAGACCGGCTGGCGTCAGGTCAACGTCGCGATACATGCCGCTTTCGACGCGCTGTTCGTAGTCGAGCTGCGTCAGATACTGCACGTGCGTCTTGCGCTGCGCGGTGTAGAAGTTGGTCGCCGCGAAGGGCAGGTACATGTCGTCGATCATGACGGCAAGGAAGTTCGGGCGGTTGCGCGCGTCATCCCATGACATCTTCAGGTACTGCGCGCCGCCAAGTGGCACCTGCGTCAGTAGCTGCTCAAGCTCGGACCGGAACTCTTGGCTCTGGACCGTGAGCTGCCAGTTCATCAGCGACGTCTTGCGCTTCGCCTTCTGG